CCCCACAACGGCTGCAAATTATCCAGCGACCAGCACTCCCTGAAGTCTGGGTCTTTGTGCGAGCTGAAATTAAAGTTGGATATGGGTCGCTTATGATCCACGTGCCAATCACCGTAATTCTCCCACGTCATATCAGGCTGGAATTTGGATTCCAGATGGGCTTTGAGCTCTTCTACGGTGTAGGGTAACATCTGGAAGGTACGGTAGCCTTCTTTATTGCCGCCTCTTTCTTTCAAGCAAGCCCACACTGCAAACCGTACCGTATGCGTTAAACGAAACACTGGGTCGCGGTGATACCTATCATTAAATGATCGACGGGCGTATGATCTCACGTGTTCCCTATTTTTAGTACGCCACCCAGTATGATATTTTCGCAACTGATCGCGATTTTCTTGTTGCCACAGTTTGTTGTATTCGGCAATCTCTTTTTTATGTCTTTCTGCGTATCTTTTATCGGCGGCGGATTTGCCACCACGAAACTTCTGACCTGGTGTATCTAACTCTACACCCATATCTCGCATCAATGTTTTAATCGCTGACTTACTAACGTTATACAATAAACCTATCTTAGCCAGCCCGAATTGTTCCTCTGTGTATAGGCGGATAATTTGTTGAATTTCTTCTTCTGTAAAAATGGTTTTTTTCATAGTATATTATTTTGCTGCAAATATACATATAAATATTAACAAAACAAATATAAGTACAAAAAAACAATTATTTATTTTTAAAGAAAAAAAAAAGGGACGCCGAAGCGCCCCTTTTGTATTCCGTTAGGATTGATAGATTATCGTAGACCGTCGATACCGAAGGTAACAACGTTTTTAACACGAATTGTGCCGTAATAGCGATTGTTCACCAATTTTTTCGCGTACCTTGTCATAATTCCCTTAACTGGCGCAAAAGTGAACGGGTTGTACATAGTTGGGGTCAACTGCATCGGCACGTAAGGTGCGTAGATGTATCCAGTGTCCAAAATGCTGGTTCCTTTATGTCCAATAAGGATCATATCAGCTGGGAAGTAAGGATCGCGGTAAACCTGATACCTACCTTGGAGTGTTCCCACTCTTTCGATACCCATATTGTATTTATCCTGTTCTGGGGAAGCGTTTGATACGTGGAAGTATTCCAAGTCGTCAAAGATAGCCGAGATTTCTGCTGAGCAGACGATCCAGTTAGCTCCACCACGAAGGGTTGCTTTGTGAATCTGAGCTGATACCTGATTGATGGCTGTCATCAAAGTCTGGTTCCAGTCTTTCTGTGTGTAGAAACCTTCAGTTACGTTTACGTAACGGGAAGTACGTCCTTTATAGTCCCAGTTCAATCTCCAAGCTGCGCCGCGGCGAAGGTCACGGAGAATTTCACGGTCGATTTCAGCTGCGATCTGCTCTGATAAGAGAGCTGTCAATTCAGCTTCAGCATCGATGTTATGGAACGCCGAAACGTCCTGAGCAAGTTCAGGGCTCCACTGAGCACGTAATTTTCTTTCGATAACAGACACAGTAACACTGGTCAGTTCGAACGAAACTTCGCCCATTTCATCCTGAAGTTCAAGATTTTCGTAATTCTTAGCTGTAACAGTAATCTGAGAAATGTCGATAGCTGCCAATCCGTCGCTGTTAACGACTTCAAGATAGATAACGCCAAGTGTGCTCATAATAGCTGCGCCGTAACGCTGTACAGGAAGGTGGAAGTCAAGTGCGGTATGACCAGTTCCGTATGTCAAAGCCAATCCGCTCAGGAATTCTTCCTGATGTTCGAAGTTGGTAACATTGAACAACGCTGGGTTGAACGTTACTTTGATAATTCCAGTACTACCAGTACCGATAGTTGTACCTGCCAATGGTTTGTAACCATCAGGATAGGTTAATACAGGAGTTACGCCTGTTGAATAGCTCTTTGTAGGAACTGCGTACTGATACAATGTTGCACCATCTGTAGTACCTGTTACCAAGCCAAGGACTTTACCCTTTGATTTATCGTACAACGCGTCTTCACCGTAGAAGGCGTCATACAGGTTGCGCTGATCGTAAGTCTGTCCTGAACGTCCTTGGATACCAGCCTGAGCAGCGTCGAATGACGATGTGGTGATACGAGGGATGAAGTAGAACAATTTACCGATCGGGAGATTCAAAGCCTGAACGGAAACGATTTCGTTTGCCAACAGCTTCGAGAAAACACGGCGTACAATAGGGAATACGACGGTTTCAAAGGAACCTTCACTACCAAGGCTGGTAGCTTCGTTTATAAGCCAAGAAGCTTCGTTCTCAAATAATTGAGCTACTGTTTCTTTGCCGTGTCCTTGAAGACCTTCGAGAAGACCCAAGCTATCCCACCTACGAAGAACTTCTTCGCGGATAAGCTTCATTTGGTTGATCGAGGTGTTTCCAACTTTACCTGATTGAAGTAATGCACTCATTTTTTAAATGGTATTAATTCTTATTATTTCATTTTTTGAATCAGTTCCTTCATACGTCCCAATTCTGGGCTCTGATATGCGGTTGATTCGTTGATAGCTGATGCGCCACTTGCTGCCGTCCTGTTAATCTGCTCGTCTAACGATACAGTTTTTTTAGCAGGAGCACCGAATGATGCGGCTATTGATTCATAAATCACTTTGGATTCACCTAATGTCTTTGCGGTTTCAAAGCGTTCCAGAATCTGGGTTTTTTCTTCCTTAGTCGTAGCATGTTCAGTCATTAACTTAACAGCATATGTGAGGTTCGATGTGAACAGGGCAACTTCATTAAACTGCTCGCGCAGGGTAGTGATAGCTTTTTTATATCCATCTTCACTTGTAGTGAAAGCTTTAACACTTTCATTCAGATTTGTGATCTGATCCCTCAAGTTTGCGTTGTCAGCAACTGCTTCAGCATACTTTTGGCGTGTGTACACCAGTTTATCGTGATTTTCGTCAAGTTTAGCCTTTAACTGTGCTGCGCTTTCGGCGATTCCTACTGTGGTTTTTGAGCCAGTTTTAGGATCAGCGGTTACAGGTGTGCTTTTAGTTCCACGGTCATAATTTGGTGCGTTTGCGATGCCAGCTTGCAAAGCTCCTTTTCCGCCAGTTACTTTAGGATCAGCTGTCACTGGTGCTGCTTTAACGTCGGTGCGTTTGTCTGACTTTCCATGGTCGTAGTTTTTAGTTACGTTGGTGTCAAGATTTTCGCCGCCTTTGCCAAGCGTTGCAACTTCAATTTCTTTCGGGTCTTTAACGTCCGACCTTTTGTCGTAGTTTTCGTCCTTATTGTCTTTGATAGTGTTTGATCCACCCGTAGTAGCAATAGGAGTGGTTTTTGGGCTTTTAACGTCCGAACGTTTGTCAACGCTGGTGTTTCCGCCGTTTGACCCCATTTCCTTTACCCTTGCGAGTTCTTTTTTGTAATCAGCTTCAGCCATAAGCCCATCTTTTTTAGGTGGGAAAGCATCTGCGGTTTCAGTGTTGTCAGCGTCGCCGTCTGGTTCTGTTTCCTCTGGGTTTGATTCGTCACCCATTTCTGGATTTCCGCCCATTTCAGGTTCAGCACCCATTTCAGGTTCCATCGGTGGCATATCGCCGCCCATTTCTGGTTCGGCTCCCATTTCAGGTTCCATTGGTGGCATTCCGCCTTCTTCACTTGCTCCACCGAGGTTTTTGATGATGTATTCTTCACCACCCACTTTCAGTTCGATGTTGCCATCAGGAGTTTGTATTACTTCGATTTCGTCCTCTGGGCCCATTTTCTTAAAGACTTGTAGAACTTCTTCGTCGGATGCGCCAGTTAAATCCACGATTTCTTCGTCGCCCATATCGGCTCCGCCCATCGGTGGCATATCATCTGTTGGCATTTCGTCACCAGTTCCAGTTGGACTTGCATCAGTTGGTGGAAATCCACCAGCCACGTCATCTTCGGCTCCCCCAGATACATCTGTATCATCGCTTGGGAATGCAGGTGCTTGATCTCCGCCTGCGGGAGTAATATCGTCGGTTTCGGCATTGTCTGTTTCCGAATTTTCAAAATCTTCACCTCTCGCTTCGTTAATTGCTTTGGCTACTACATTTTGTAATTCGCTTTTCAGATCGCCGTTTAGAAGGGCGGAAGCGTTGTTTGACAACGATTCCTTAATCGATGCAATTTCTGCGAAGGTTTCTTCCAGAATACTTTTTTGTGTCTGTTGATTTGGCATTGTTAGTATATCTTTTAGTTTATTATTCCCAGAATTGGATAATTCGGGGCATATCGTTTTGGTATTTTGTTTATAAATATCTGGATTCTAAGCAAAAGACGTATTTCAACAAAAAAACTTAGAATGTTTAAATACGAAAACCCCTGAAAATACTGGATTATCAGGGGTTTCGATAAAATAAAAAAAAATTAATTAGTCGGTCAACTATTCCATTACCTTTGTGATTTTGGTTTCTTTGACCTCTTTAATACGGCATTCCATAACCGCAGACGCAGCAACGCCTTTAGCAATTTTCTCAATCTCTTTGTTTGCCTTGGTTTCGGCGTCGGATACTGAAACGGCGTTGATAAGCCAAGATTCGGTTTCCTTTTTTGTTTTACCGTCGCTATCGTATTCAAATAAAACGGTGACGAGGTATCTGTACTTTTCTTCCATCATAGGACATAAGTGTTAATTCTTTATTGTCCTAAATATAAATATTTTGAGCGAAAAGGAAATTAATTCTTACCAGTATATTTTTTACCGTTTACTTTTACTTCGTGCATATAATCAGCACCGTCACCGTCCCAGTAAAATTCTTTTCTTTCATTCTCATCGCCGTCTGGGTCAACTACTATGGAAAAAGAGTGCCCAGTATTTCCATTTTTACCTATATATAATAAAAGCTCTTCCAAGCAGCATTCGCCGTCGCGATATAAAACTGTAACCTCTTTCATATCTTCGCGAGGTACCCCTTCCATTAGGGTTTTCATTCTTTTTAATTCTTCCGTCAGTATATTCATAATAGTAATTTTAATAACCCCAACCCATACCACTATCGTTAGTATCGTTAGTTTCGAATGAATTTATATCCTGAGTAACATTGCTGTCTTCAACGGCTTCGTCGCCAGTTAAAACAACCCTGCCGTCGTCCAATTGAATTTGTGTTATACCGTCCTGATCTGAGCCATTTCTACCTATTACTACACCTATTTCGTCGCCAGTAAAGACGGTAGGTTCGGCATTAGGTGGCAAGGTAGTATCCTGATATGGCACGCCTTGGCGCATACGAACCTTAACTTGGTTATTTCGTAGCTCCATAAGGGTCTTTAATCTGACCAGCTCTTCATTAATACCCAAGTTCATTTAAGTACGGTGTTTCAGTTTGTTCAACGAATTTTTCACCATCCCATTTGGGGTAGCCGTTTGGGTACATTGCAAAAAATTCAACGTACTTATCAGCTTTCATTGGGTCTTCCAACTGAAACTGCTGGTATGCAGCAGACCTGTTAGGGTGGTTCTGAATAGCGGCTAAAGCCTGAGCTTTTTTCTCTGGTGTAACTTCCGCCCCCATCATACGATCGAATAAGCCCTCATTAATTGGCTTTACATTCATTATTGAACGCATTCTGTTCACATCTTCTTGTAGTGTATTATATTTCATATTACTAATTTGTTAAAATTATTGTCCAGCTGCTAAAAATTGGTTTAACCTATTCATCATTGCTGCCTTACGATCGTCGCGTGATTCCTGCGGATTTTGCGGAGCCGACGACATTTGGTTTACACTCTTTACAAGCTTTTCGTCGTATTTTGCGAAGTCATTAAGGTCTTTGTAAATGTAGGAACCTGGGGTTGAAGGCGATGAAACAACGTCGAAGCAAATAAGCTCGAAGTCTGGTTGAACCATTTTCCTTCCGTTAACGGTCTTCAGAGTACCTACGCCGCGTGATGATACGCCAAGTGTCATACCATAGCTCAAATAGTGAGCAACCATATCACCGCCACAATACAAACCACCATGGTCACGCCATCCGCGGGAAACAAGAATTTCGAGTTTACCTATTAATACGTTACCCTTCCAAAACATTTCCACAACTCTGTGCGGGGAGCCTTTGGTAAGTGAAACTACGGAACTTTCTGGGTGGTCGAGTTCGTGGAACGAAGCGTTCATATCAATGATCTTCTGATATCGCTCAACTTCACGGAATAAAATATCTTTGGGGTAGATACGACCGTTTCGGTTCTCGGCGTCGTATTTCTGTAATGTGGCGTAAACGTAAATAGGCTGGGAGTAATCGGTTAAGTGCTCCTGCATTTCCTTAATAATACCCACATTCAAATCAAACGTTGGGGATATTAAGCCCGCGTCGTGTTCCAATAAAATACCATACCCTACCTGTGATTCAGTTAAAATAGGTAGTTTATTATATACTTGTAAATCCATAGCAACTATTTTTCTATAAATAGTTGTTGGAAGTGAAAAGACTAGGATTACTTACGACCGAAAAATTTTGGGTTTGGGGTTGGGCTTTTTATATTACGCAGCATGGTAATAGTTGCATCGTAATTCCTATTGAAAACGAATACAGACACGAAAAATTCTCGAAGGTGAGCCATAGTGAATCCCCTTGTATCCTCAACCAATTTTTCGAGCTTATACCGCCTTTGCTTAACCCCTTCCAGTTTTCTTTTTAGGTATTCGCGGCGGGCTACATCGTTTGGTTTTGTTATTTCGTATTTTCGGTCAAATTGCGACGGGCTATTTTGTATTCTATCTGGTATAGCGTTGATATTATTAGTTGTTGCTATATAAATTATGTTACCAATAGAATGTATGCTATCTAAAAAATATAAAAAATTATCTTCACCGAACCGTTCCAGTATTTTATCTAAATTTTTAATCACACAAATAATAGGTCTATCGCTTTCTAATCCACGCAAAACTGGTATAATGCTCATCCAAGCCGATGGGCCATGAAACTGTATAACTATCCCATCAAACGCTTTAATTTCTTCGATTATTTTATATATGAGTGACGTTTTTCCGCAGCCTACTTCCCCATACAATAAAATACCCCTATATGGTTTTAATTTGAGCAACTTAAACTTTTCCATACTATTCCAGAACGCGGCAAGGTCATTAATAATAGTGGTATATGGCATACCAGATAATAAAAATATGTCGTCTACGGTATAATCAACTCTAGCTAATCCGATACCAAATTCTTGGTTTAAAGTTATGTTATATAAGCCACTTGGTATGTGTGGAATTGTTGTCTGAGCCAGAAAGTATTCGACGCCGTTTAATGTATACCAAGACATTTCGGTATCTTCCTCAACCGAGTAATTATTCTGATCTTCAATCAACTCATAGTTTGTAATTTCTGATTCGGGCTCGTCTACCATATTACTTTATTTTTTTATCGGCAAATACAAAATTACGATCTTTTTTAATATCAGCCAACAAATTATTTATTAACGTGTCGATATTCTTATCATACACTTCGGATGGAAATGGTACAACGTCTTTCGGGTATAATGTAATTTCTATAGCTAAAAAACTTTGTTTATCCTTTTGTAATCCAGAAGCACGCAAATCAAAATCTACTATATATCTTTTGTGAAATACTTCGTAATTAATTTCTTCATGTATCCTGTTTTTAACTGATAAATTAAGCTTACGAAGTTTTTTATCGAATCGTAAATTATGCTTAGGCGTAGCCCAAGAATGTATGGACACAAAGATACTTTGTGGGTTTAAAGCGTTTATGGTTCCATATTTAACAGTGAAATGATCGTTTACAGGTAGTTTGACCTGTTTTCCTAATTTTACTAACATAGTTCGTCATATAATCGAGTTTTATTGTTTGCCCTAAATATACGAACAATGTAACCAAAAACCAAATTTTACCAAATTATTTACGAATTATTTTACTCCTGAACCATCATTGATTGTGTAACTATCTGGTTACCATTTCCGTCGCTTGTTGGTTCGGTAATGGTAGTAGTTGTTGTGGGGTCAAAACTTGTTGTTACGGTGGTGGTTTCTGTTGTATTCTGCGCGGGGGTACCTTGTAAATATGCCACGCCTAATAAATATGTAGAAACGTATGGGGTTAATGCACCAAAATAAGCCGCGGCTTGCAATAAGTCCAATGATAATATTGTACATACTGACCCAAGCCCCATCCATAGCGCCGTTACAACGTAAATTAGTATTTCTCTTGTAGAGCTTCTGCCATGCCTAAATATAGACGTAGCCGACGTTGGTTTTTTACCTTCACTAATTAAGTAAGCCCCAACAAAACCCGTCAGGGATAGGAAGTATACCGATAAGTTGTAGAACGGTGTTTTAAATATTATTCCTAACAGCCCGAGAACAACCCAGAGTGCAACTACCACCATAGATAAAATGTAACGTTTGTGCTCAAGTATCAAGTTTTGAGCGTAGTCTGAACTATTTTTCATAGTCAATCACGAATTTAGTTTATAAAGCCTTCTTTTAAAACAAGTAGTTTTTCTAATGTATTAAGCGTCGGCTTTTCATTTTTCATTTCAAGTAACGCATTTTTAGCCTGACCGAGTTTAGCCCGAACCGTGTTATCGGTTTCGTTATTAAGTTGCTCGGTTATGGCGGCAACATTATCATCTACAAGGTGGATATAGTTAGCTAAGATTTTTTCTTCGTCGTTATCGGCAAAAGCATTGATGGCTTTAACCTCGGCTTCGCTAAGGTGCTCCCAACGGGCTTTGATTTTTTTCTGCAAGATATCTAAGAATATACCATGTAGTCTTGGGTCAACACTAATTTTAGTGTTTTCAGTAACAAGTTTTTGGTGCAAAAGCTGTTTAGCTTCTAATCGTTCTTTGATACTACCCTTTGTTGAAAATACAAGTGTATCCAGAGCCTTAATGTGCGGGTCGATATCGGCAGCGCTCAGCTTAGTGCGTTCCAGCGTTTCCATTAAGGAACGGTCTTTATCGGTAATTTTTAGCGAACGAAGGTAATCAACCGTTTCGTTTAAATATTCTCGGGCATAATCTGGATCGTCGAAATGGCTTTCGAGTATGGTTTTATAGTGGTGAAATAATTCACTAAAAACCTTTGATTTCTTTAACGCCTTAACGAACTGTGATACACCTTCTTCAAACAGTTTTTTATCTTCGGCATATTTTTTTTCCAGATTAGTGAGTATCTGTTCTTTTAGTAATCCAAAACTTGGCATAGCTATAAATGTTATTGCTTATTTCTCATAAATATCCAGCTATGCGGCAAAAATTACTGTAAAAGTGTTTTTTCGCCTTCCATATCCCTCAATCCGTCCACCATATCCTTAACGTCTTCATTTAGTATGAAATTTCGTGTTTCTAAGCGTTTTGACACACGTTGAGCTTCCAAACGAAGGTTTCTACCATTACGGAAGAATTGTTCCTTCAGGGCGTCCTTTTCGGGCTCTTCAGGTGGAGCGCCAGCTTCGCCTTCTGGTGGTGCGCCAGCTTCGCCTTCTGGTGGTGTCCCTGCCTCACCTTCTGGTGGTGCTCCGAGTTCTCCTTCAGGTGGTGTTGGTTCACCCATTAAGCCGCCACCAATTCCGCCGCCGCCGCCACCGCCGCCACCGCCCATAGCGCCAGCGCCTTGGTCAGTTTGGTTTTGTAGTGTAAGATTGTTCGGGTCGATATTGTAAATGTCGTAAATATCTTTGAAGATACCCGTTTGCTTAATTGTTTCAGCCAGTACTTTCAACTCTTCGGTCGCAGCCTTTTCAACAGCCTGACGCTGAATATCAAGTTTGATTTCGTCGTCTGACATATCAAGGATTTCTTTCTTGGCTTTTGTTGCCGACATTGCGGCAAACCCGCCGTCCTGCGATGTAACTGCGTCCCTGTACAGCATAACCTTTTCTCTCCAACGCTCGATTTTCAAAAGGTCTTGCTGGGTTGATGGGTTAGTAAGTGTTAGGGTAAAGTTATTCAGTTCATCTTCGAAGCCTTTAAGGTACAAGTGTATAATAGCAATTTTATTAAGCTCCTGAATTAAAGCTTTTTGTATACGGTAAATGGTACGGGCAAAACGCACGTCCATCATCGCAAGGTTTTTACCGTCGCCCTGAGCTTCGTCAAATCCGATAAACGGACGCGGAATACGCAGTGCGGTTAGCAGTTTATTCTGAATATATTTTATATCGGCGATAGCATCCAAGTTTTGAGCACCTGGAAGTGTATCAATCGGGTTAGGTAACGCTGGGTCACGGGAAGGAATAAAAATATCCTGATCCACTGACAGCATATTGTAACGCAAGTCAACCTGACCGTTTGCTGAATCAACCACAGGAACACGGCGGAACGTATTGGCAACCTTGTCAATATAAGCGTCAATATCTTTGTCGTCCATATTACCCACGAATATCTTGTAGATACGCCTTTCAGCGGCTCTGGATATACGATAGGTCAGCATAGCGTCTTCCGACATCATTAATTGCTTCCAGATACGGCGGGCTTTATCAAGCATTGACGTACCATAAGGTAAACGGCGGTCATCGCCGAGTAAACGGAAGTGAGCCATTTCAAAGGAATTAAACTCAAGGTCTTTGTTTTTCCAAAAGAATTTTACATTTGGCTCCCTGTTCAAGTCGTTTAGGCTGGTAACTTTTTGGAAATCTGGCTCAACCCTTGTCATTTCAATGTTAGGTAGTTGCTTACAACCGATAACACCCTTGTTAGGTAAAATCTTTAAATATACAAAATTATCACCATATTTACAATTGGAAACAAAGGTACCGTTTCTGGTAAATTCACCTTTACTATTTCTACCGCAAATTGGAAAATTATGGCGGTCTTGTTCACCGTTTTGACCTACTACTTCCATACAATATACGTCGGAAGTTTCTGTAAGTTTTTTTACTGACAATACTTTATGATTAAGTACTACTTTACTTGTTTTAGCCAAGCTAATGGCTTTAGCCTTCATAAATGACTTATCAACATTTAAGTGTGGAAGTACTTCGAGTATGAAGTCATAATATGATTTATTTATTTTCCTATAAAATAGTTTAGTAAACGTTGTAGCGTTAACCGATTTGAATGGGTTTCTTTTATTATGATTATTTGCCTCGGCAAACATGTTAATAAAATTACTGTCCTTTTTTAAAATTTCGGTTAATTGATTAATTCCGATAAATGTTTGTTTATCCTTAATTAAATTAGTAATATACGATAGGCATTCGTCATTAATGTTCAGTGACATTTGACCTGAGGTGCTGCACCTAAAATATTCATTATCCCATAATGAAGTCATAGCAGCAGACCGAGCTTTATTATGTTCAGTATGTAATTCACTTCCGTTATATACTTTAAAGTAGTCAGGATATATACCGTTCATTTCTGCGGAAAGGCGCGAGCGCCTTTTATCAGAACGTAAGTAATCATCTATTTTTTTCATTCGTTTCTCTACCACGTCTGGGCGTTGAAGAGTGTTAGATAGTTGATTATGTAAAGATAAATGCTCGTGCATCGTCATACGCAGTAAGTTAGACGGGTAATTATTCAACTTATTAAAATCTATATGATGGGTTACGATTTTTTCGTTGATTAATTCTTCTTCTTCTAAGTTAACTACACATTCGTGAGCTACAGCCGTATGCGTAAATTTAAAGTGATCCGACATAGGGTTATACACTTTTTCGTACCCACCAATACAGTCTTCAGGTCTGTGGCTAATTTTAGTATAGAACGGCATCAAGCTGACACCTGATTTTAACGAATCAGCTCTTTCGTATTTACCATTTCTTAACATAAATTCATGATCTGGAGTGGTATCTATATAAGTTCCATCATCTAAAGTAACACGGTACAATTCACTATCTTTTCTGGTTAAATCACACCATATTATTTTGCCAGCTACAATATTATGCGTTTTATCCTGTATAGAATAAGTCCATATATCTTTATTTGGGTTATTTTTAATTCTGTCTGATAACTCTTTAATAGTTATTATTTCACCATTTAACAATGGTATAGGACTATTTTCCCTAACTGGTATATTACGCGTCCAAGGCGGGAGGTTTGAGCTGATATCCAGAACGTCAAAGAACAATTCTTCGAGTATTTTTTTAATACGATCACTTTCTGAATAAATTTGTAATATAGTTCCGCTTTCGTTTGCAGTACAGGACTCTTCCATATATAGGTCGAGTGCAGCCCCAATCTCTGGGGTAAATTCCATAGCTTCAAAGTCGTAATAACTGGCTATACGTGTCGGCTCGTAGAATACGGCTTTCTGATAGAGTTCGTTATCAATTTTCTTCCACAAACCCTGTAAGAACAACGACTGTTGCGCTTCGAGTTTTTCACGTTCATAGGATTGTGGGTCTAAGTCTTTGAGCAATTCACGATTAATAACAAACTTGGTCTGTTCGGTATCTGAACCGTTCAGAACTTTGTTTAATCGTTGATAGATTGTCAAATTGGTTTGGTTAGCCATTGTATCACTTTAAAATGGTCTTATTCGACGTAAGCGCATTGCACATACAGGGGCGCGAGCCATACACCTGTCTGTGTAACCCAAATACGTTTAGTAACGTAGGTAGTAACAAAATCGTTTACACCGTCGCACGTAGTTGTAGTAGTTACAGCCATATTTTCAACGGGTGTTTCCTTATGTGCAACATTAGCCGCAGGGCGCCACAAATAAGGGTTTCCACTGACGTTTGAACGAGAATAAACTTTTATAGTTCCCATAACTTAAATGTATTAACTTTTATCATAAAATAAATAGTTAGCGCTCGGTCGTTGGTACGGGTTCAACCCCCGATTTTTTATATTCTTCCACTTGCTTAGGTGTTACCCCAAATAACCAGCTATATTGTTTGTACGCTTCGCGACCCATCCCAGTCATTAACGGGTTAGCCTCAGGCATATACGGCATTTGGTGCTCTTTATGCTGGTTATTGCTCATAGCCGCTGGATTCTGTTCGCTAATAGGGTCATTAGTTAATTCGTATTTTTTCCAGCTCTTGCTCATTGCTTCCATTTGGGCGGTTGTTTTCTGTAAACGGGTAAACGCAGCATTAGCGGTAAAAATAGCCATTGCCAAGGACATAATCAAGTCATCGTGAGCCCCTTTCAAGTGGTCTGGGCGACCGTTTACATATACAAACTTTCTAAATTCGTTGGTTAGTCGCTGCGACCTTAACTTAAAGCCACCAACTCGGATAGCTTCTTCCATTGCGGCTATAATTTGCACACGGTTGTTGCGGGCTGAAAAGTTAATACCAGCTATAGCACCCTCGGGAGCCCCGCCAAATAATTCTACGTCGGATAATCCATCGTAATATAACAATTTCGTAGGATATTTCAGTTCGGTTAATTTTCTTGCCGTAGCAACACCCATACCGCCCGTTATGTCTATACATGTAAACGCGTTATATCGTAGCCCATATCGCTCCAGTAACGTTGCGGCAAGGTCTGGCGGCATTTTGCCATGATATTCAGCCACCTGTTCCCACGTATCAAAGTCAATAATACAGAAACCTGTTGAGTCCTCGGAATCGCCCCTACTAACATCAAGCCCAGCGACGTATCGATGGTCTTCAACTGGGTCTTCCCAAATCCACATTTCGCCGTTCCATTCCTTACGGATAGGAGCCTTAACGTTTTCCTTTTCCTGCTTTATGATCAATTCGGTATCAATAACGTTGTCGCCTGACCCAAGAAATGACCCTTCCATTTCCTGAGCAATGTCACGCCTGTTAAAGTTCATCTGCCTGCATTGGGTTTCAAACCATGGGGAGTGTGGTCTATAACCTTCGGACACTAATCTCTGGCAGTATTCCGTCAACGTAGCTAAATTACCATGCATAGGAACGTGAATAACTTCTTCTGTTCGCTCTTCTGGCGGGGTGACCATCCATTTAATCGTATCGGTGGTTTTAATGAATTGTAGGTCGTGGTTATACCTAGGGTCAAGGTACCATTTCATTTCGGTAATCTTGAAGTTGTTTTTACCTTCAATAGCACCTTCATACTGTGCGTAGTAGATTTCATCCAGCCCGTGCGGGGTTGAAATTAAGGTAGCTTTACCACCAGTTGAAATAGAAGCCAAACAAGCAGCCCAGAACGACGATCCGCCCTCGATGAACGCAGCTTCATCCAAAACCATATAAGTCGGCACATAGCCCCTTAATGCGTCTGGCGACGATGCTACGGCTTTGTACTGACTACCGTTCGCTAAAATGATGTGTTTTTGTGACTCCTTCTTGAATTTACCCTCATTATTGGCTATACCTACCCAGCTTGGTAGTTGTTTCAAGAAGTCTATAATCTTACCTAAAAATTCTATAGCCGTTTCCAGTTTGTTTGCCACGATTAGCACCTTTTCTGGTCTTGTTGGGTCTGAAAACGCTCCTTTACAAGCTAAATAGGCTGCGGTAAACGTTGTTGCCCCAGCCTGACGGTATTTTAAAAGTATATTGAATCGGTCGTTTTCGTAATTATGTATGGCGTTTTTTTGCTGTTCGAATAAATCGAACCTAACAAAGCCATTTTGTGTTAAGTCGAAAGTCTGTAGATAATTTTCGATCGCGTGCACGGGGTCTTTTACGCACCATGCATATTCTTTAACAATTTCTGCTCTTGTATTCATAATTGAAGCGTAACATCGCTTATATTTTCATATAAATAGTACGATATTACGCTTCGTGACTTGAAAAGCAAGTATTTATGCGTTTCTTTGGTTGTAATCCCTTATATTTTCTTTAATAATCCTGCCCCAATCAGCAAAAAATGTTTTTGCATATTCTTGGTTGTCTTTCGACATTGCAGATTTCATTAATGAGTTAAAATCGTCGGTTTCGAGCCCGAAAGCCTTACCAAGTAATTGAGATTTAAGTTGTGAGTATTCTGGCGGAACGCAAGAAATAAGTTTTTCCCAAAATACAGGGCCTAGCCGCAAATACCACATTTCAGCCTCAACGTAGTCAGCCATATCGTAAATATAGTCCACCATAGATTTATCGTCAGGTAGAGCTAAAGTTGCAATTAATTCGAGAACACCCTTAATGATTTCATGAAGCAGGGTAGGGAAGTTAACGGCTTCAACGGTGATAATTGGGGTGCCGTCTTTATCAAAACTTAACTTTTCGTATCCAGCGTGTGATTCATCACTCTCTCCGTCTACGGCACCTTTAATGTATTGTTCGCCCATTAAGTAGTACATAATATCGTTGGCTGACATTAAGATTTGATATGTTGGTATCAAATTTTTGTCGATAGCGTCAAGCTCTTCTTTTCCAAGGTGGAAAATATAGTGACCTTTTTTGGATGCACCCGATATAAGCGCATTTATAAACTGGCGTTTCTGAACTTCGTCGTCAATATCATACTCGAAGTTATCTTCGGTTATTTCTGGCGGCTCCATCATTTCTTCCTTTTCAGACTTCATTTCGTCTGGGAACTTAACGTTTCCGAACCCAACAATTTTAACGTTGAAGATAACGTCGCCTACGCCGATGTTGAAGTCCTTACGAACGATATCCACAGCCAAGTCTTCCAACTGTTTACGGTACGGCTCTTCCATTTTACAGGATTTCATTACCCCATTAAATACGTGCAACATAATATTTGCCTGCACGTACTCGGCAAATTTAAACTTCTCAGTTCCAACATTACCAGTAGCTTCCTGATATTTAAGAATGACGTCGTTAAATCGCTTTTTAGCGCACTGCTGTTCGAAGTTGCCTTCGTGTAGCGGCGTGTCCATTACTGGATAGGCGTTATTGTCGCCAAGTGGGTGCTTACGCGTTTTAAGCGCGTTTGTAATGTCTGGGTGTATAAATTCACCGTATTCTCCGTAGTTTATGTCCATTATTTTATGCTTTTGGTCGTGGGTCAGCTTCTGGTCGCTTGTATGGAATGCGCGATGGATCGTCCTTCCTATCTGGTTTAGTGACAGGCGGAGCGATAGTCGGAGCAATAGTTGGTGATGGTGATGGAGCAGGGCTATTTCCGCCGCTAAAAGTTCTGTTCATAGATTTATGGTTTTAAAACTTATGCAAAGATACACCAAATTTATTTAATAAACAACTTAGTGTTCCAAAATTTTCATTATTTCTTCAAATACGACCTGAGCACTAACAAAAGCCTCTTCCTGAAAGTCGCATTGTTCCCAAATAAAGAACTGGTCTGGTCGTAAATATTTACGATCTTTTAAAAGGTTTAAATTTTGCGGGTATCCGTAGTGCACGGGGTCTGACTTACTGAATATTACTATACCCTTGGTTTTAACGCCGTAAGAATTACACAAATGCGGCATAAAATTTTCCACGGAAAGCCATACGGAAGATTTATTAGCTAACTCGGCTATTTCAGCGAATGATTTATTGAAGTGCTTCTGTGTTGTACCTTCAAAACGGTACTCATTTCCTATCCCGAGTTGCCATATTTCTTCCACCTTACCGCTTTGGCGTAGCAAAGTGATCAATTCTTGCCAATACGGAAAGTTCTTAGGGTTTTGGTTGCCATTGCGTAGCTTCTGGCTAAATGGGCTAAATAAAACTATGTTGCTCATACTTGGTACACTTTACGGAAGGCGTCGATCATATGACCGTGCCAATTATTCTCAACCATCCACTTGTATATATCGTATTTGTTAACATTATCGCCAAACGTTAGGAATGCGTCGGCAATGGTTAGAAGACGAACATCGTGTGTAGTTGTATATTCTTTAAACAGATCAGGGAAACAAACAGCCAGTAAAATTTTTTGATTACCGTATTTAGCCAAAATTTCTGGCATAATAGTTTTGAAGGCAAAATGATCACCCAAACCATTATTCATTACTATAGGAAAATACGCATTGGTATTAACCCCCCATATCTTCATTTTTTCGTGGAAAAGGGCTTCATCGTGCTCCCACATTTCAGCTTTGGTATTATCCCTGATTCCGCCAGTTGGACAGTGATAGTGCCAAGTAACGGCGTGCGGGGTTACCTGTAAGTTCCAGCCAGCACGTTTCATTTCGTAGGTAAATATAGTTTCTTCCCTATGACCTACGCGGGATAAGCTTTTTTCATACCCATGCTTAGCTGCTTCCTTACGATACAAAAAAGTACTATACAGGTGATCAACCGATTTAATATTCGGTTTTTCATGCGGGAACCACTGCTCGTTAATGCCGAAAAATATATCTTCGATTTTAGAAGATGCCATTCTGTTAGGGTGTAGGTCTGCTTTAGGGTCTAATACAAGACCGCCAATAGCCGCCGACTGTTTACCCAATTCATTGTATAAAGTTTCAAGCACGTTAGCTTCTGGCACGTTATCGTCGTCCAGACGCCATATTAATTCGTGTTTAGCCATTTCAATTGTTCGCTGGTGGTTCTTAACTTGACCTTCACCAGAGCCGAACTCTACCTTCCATTCTATTTGCCGCTTGGTCAAGTGACTAAATATACTTTGATATATGGGTTCATTTCGTAAATCCATATGATCTCCGTCGTCGAATATAATAAGCTCATCTGGTGTCTTTGTTTGATTGGCAATTGCCACCAAACATAATGGCAAAGTCGTAAAGTACCTATTTCTTGTTGATATGGTTGCGGTTATTTTCATCTTTTATTAGTTATTTTTTTATTTATACGCCTCGACTTTTAAGTATAATTCCTGCCATTCAGGATTACATTTAGCGTATATAGAATCTGGCGGAACACGTTGAATATTAGTAAATCCAATAGTTTGTAGGCTCCAAAACATTTGAATTTCAGTAAATAAGAAGTAATGAGTTTGCCACGGGGAAAGATCTGGCCATGCAAAAAAATGACCATACAGCACAATACGTGTTTGTTCATCAACCTCTATAAATTTTTTACATGTATTCAAAAAATCTGGGGTTTCCAGAACCAGTTTTCCGCTTGGCTTTAAAACTCTGAACCATTCTTTAAGTACTTCCAGACCCTTTCTAAATGGAAAATGTTCTATTAAATGGTATGCGCGTATTTCATCTATGGAATTATCTGGAAACGGTATTTTAGCTGCGTCGAACATCATATCAGCGCCAGCGCTATCTATATCGCAGTTTATATATCCGCTAAGAATTTCATCACCACACCCTAAATTAAGTTTTATGGGCTTACACTCTTCTATATTATGTTTTTTCTTAAATTTGGTTAACTTATTGCCATCGGATTTACCAGCCATACCGTCTTCCCTAACCACGTAGAACGTATTAGCCTTGTTTAGCTTATAGACTTTAAATCCGTCTTCTATAACTCTAAGCCAGTAGTCCCAATCTTCAATACAATCTAATTCGCTATCAAAGTACCCGACCGTTTTCATGCATGATGTTTTGAGCAAAACGCTGGATATATAAACAGAGTTAGCTTTCGAAATATTATCATAAGTTGGCTCCTGATCTGTTGGTATATTGTAAGGCAATAAAGGTATGCGGTTATCATCAACGAATATAGGGGTAGAATAAACCATACCAGCATGCTCAGATTTGGCTGCGTCTATAAGTTCTTGTAAATGTACGTTATTCCAATAATCATCTGAGTCTATAAACGCAACGTAATCAATATTATAATTATAAACCTCATTAATAAGTTTGTTTCTTGCGCGGCTTTGTCCCTCGTTGGTATCAGAAGTGATAAGAATTATCCTATTATCATTATATTTAGATATTATTTCTCTAACTGATTCGCGTGAATTATCCGTACTACCGTCGTCGAATATAAAATGTAGGTAGTTTTTAATAGTCTGACCCCTCACGGATTCTATGGCACGTATTACTCTAATTTCATCGTTATATAGTGGTGTTATTATAGCGACTATTGGGTTAGTATGTTCTTCCATATGAGTTTTTTTTCTGAATAATAATTTTCATTATTTATAATATATTTGGGTAGCTTTGTATCTATATCTACTGCACTAAACGATATAGGTCTGTCAAAAATATCTTCCCCGTTCGTAACCCTTTCCAATATCCTATCTACATTTTTGAAGTATGCAGTATTATATTCTTCATGGGAGAATGCATTAATTTTATCCACTATTCCAGACACGTTAGACATGAAGCTAAAATGCCATCCCCCGTTTTTTATAACTGGAAGTGCGGAGTTTTTCCTAATCTGTGTAGCGGTAAAATTTTTAAACTCGCCCCAAGTAGCTATTTTTGAGCCGATCCACTGTATATCAGCTTTACAATTTAAGTAATAGTAAAATAAATCTTGATGCATCGATGACATACCGTTTGAAGTATTGTAATTAGCCACAACGTCTGGTCTAGGTATTTCATCAACGTCCGACAATATAACTACGTCATTATCTTTGATATTATCTTTCAACTTATGAAGCGCGTCAAATATTTTATTACGCTGATTGGCTTCCATATTCCAAGACGGGCTTCTCATATCAGATTCGGTCAATATATCAGCGTCTGATACTTCAACCTTTACATGAAGAATTTTATCTTTAAATTTTTCGAATCTATCTTTATTATCGTTAAAATAAAACGGTTTATTGTTACCTGTAAAAGTTTTATTACATTCCACCAGAACAAATGTATCCACCACATCGTTTAGTTCATTTAAACGCAGTTCTAGTGTATCAAACTCATTAAAAAATAGAAATGTGTCAAATACTTTTGGTTTGCTAGGCTCTTCATTAATGATTATATTTTGATTTAATACAGATGATGGTTTATATGACTCAATCCTAAAATTAATACCCCAGTGGTGAGTTAATTGAATAGGTGGCACGCTCACGCCTACAAATCCTACCAAAAATAAATGATCAGCCATAATTTCTGGGTACCAACCAAATAAATGGGGATGCTCTGGCTGTGTAGTTCCGTATATACAATTCAACAGTCGATATTTTTCATCTTTTGTTGCATTTTCAAATTCGTTACATATAGCAGCAATATCAGGTAACTCCATAATTAGCTTTCCGCTTGGCTTCAGAACCCTATGCCATTCACTCAAAACAGCGTATGCGTCATATGGCGATAAATGTTCGAATATATGATATGCTATAATCTCATCAGCGTAATTATCTGGGTATTCCAATTTGCGAACGTCCATTTTAACATCGGCACTTTCTGAATATAGGTCTATATTGATACAGTCTGGGTATGTTAGATTACCACAACCTAAATTTAATTTTATATATGGGGTTAATTCTATATAATCAATTGATTCTCTAAAGTATCCGAGTTGTTTATATTTATCTATATTATTTAAAATGTATTTTGGGAAAGTTTCATCAATTTTAACGGGGTTAAATTTGGTATTTCCGCGGTGGAATAGGTCTGAGCCAGTTTCCATCGCATGCTTAATATTAGCTTCGCTTTTAACTTCTTCATCATCGAATTCGGTATGAGCAAAAGATTCTATTTTGTAACGAATATGCTCAGCGTCACCCAAGAAACTGAAGTGCCATCCAGCGTTTTCTAGGGCTTGGATGTGACCATGGTGGGTCGGGCCTCGCCTGAGCTGCGACAGCGTATATTTTTCGGCTTCCCAAAACGGAAATATCCTACCTTCTTGCCATTTACAATCAGTCGTAAAATTATTTAAGTAGTAATATGAATATTTTTGATCCATAATCATAATACCATTTTTAGCGTGGCGAAGAACGTATTCTTTTACTGCTGAGGCTCTGGGTATTTCATCTAAGTCACTACTAATTATTACATCTATTGGTTTACATTTAGACGCTAGTACTTCCATTATTTTATTACGCTGGCTTTCCTCTCGCGTCCAATTATCTTTATAATTGTTACCAGTATCTGAGTCCGACTGAATAATATGCGTAATTTTTGGTAAAAATTTGGCGAACATATCCTTATTATCGTTAAAATATAATGGCTTATCCTTACCAGAAAATGTCTTTGTTGATTCAACCAGAATAAATTCATCTACGACGTCATGCAGTTCGTTTAATCTTATGTCAAGTAAGTCAAGTTCATTAAAAAACGGAAAACAATCATATATTTTAGGCTTATAAACCCACCATACATTGGCGCCCACACTATAATTGAAATTTTTACCGAAGTATTCGCATACTGCATTTTCCACAGAAGACCAAGCAATATCGTGACCAGAGAAAATACCATGAGATTTTACCTTTGGGTACCAGTTCTTTATATCTTTAACTACAGCTTCAAATGAGTGATCTGCGTCTAAAAATAATAAATCAAATGTTTTATCTTCGAATAGTATGTGCTTATCAAACGTACTACCTTTAATAACGGTTATATAATCTTGCAAACCAAAATCTTTAATATTCTGTTCGAATATGTCTTGGATATTTATGCGTTTAGCTTCTTCGGCTAAGTGGTTCTTCTCGTATGGGGTGCTGTCGGTGCCTTCGAATGTATCTATAGCCCATACTTTCAAGTTTTTCTCTTTAATAATATCGGCTATACTACATAATGATCTACCTTTCCATACACCAAGTTCTAGTATTTTACTATTATCTGGTATCGAGTACGCCAAATCCTTGTAAATTTTTATATCTTTATCGCTAAACCATCCGTCTGGTAATACATTTTTATCGTTAACGGTATCAACGGGGTATCTGGCTTTTAATATGTGCATATTACGTTTAAAAATATCCTTCCATCCCTGAACCAAATTAGTATCATGGACAGTTTTCTCGCCTTCATGGTAAATAGGAAAGCTACCACTACCTATCATAGAGTTTTCACCAAAAAACGTATCACCCGTTTCCATAATTTTATAACCCATATTTTCGATTCGGATGCAGAAATCGACATCCTCCCCAGAACCTGGAGAAAATATTTCATCCAACAAACCCACTTCTTTTAATACGGAAGCTCGGATCATGACGCAAAAAAATATGAGAAAATTACGATCTGTTTCGGTGTTATAGCCAAGCATCGGGCCTGTCACCCCAACCTTATTGTCGCCTTTAACCATAGGCGCTTCCAACATATCAATCCACTGGTTCTTGGGTTGATCGAGCAGGAATGCGTCATTATTTAATAAAATAATGTATTCTGACGTCGGGTCAACCAACTTAATACCCTCATTTGTGGCACGGGTGTAACCAATACTTTCATCAAACCATAGTACCTTTAAATTAACTATAGCTAAAGAATCCAAATACTCTTTGGTATTATCCTTACAACCATTCGCAACAACAATAATTTCTATATTGTCGTCCATTGTGGTATATTTCAAAATATTGTTAATGCATGGTGTCAATAAATCGTCGCAATGATTGTAAGTGGGTATCACTATAGAATATTTCATATACTTTACATTTTAGGTAAAGATAAGATAAACACACAAAAAATCAACACAAATTATATGTAGACCGCCATTGGGGTTTTTATATAATCATAACGACCTAGTTGACCAGAATAATTATTCCCCCACCCCCACATTTTACCGTTATTATCAAGCGCCGTACTTGTACTATAATTTGATGCGTCTACTTGACAAAACGTGTGGTTTCCTAATACAAGTATAGGTGTACATTTATTTATAGTGGTACTATCTCCTAGCTGCCCAGAACCATTATTACCCCAGCTCCAAGTTTTCCCGTTATTATCTATAGCTAAGGCGTGAACACCACCAATTGATATAAAACAAAATGTGTGATTTCCGTAAACAGCAACTGGGGTTGATCTATTTGTTAGCGAATTATCCCCTAGCTGACCAAGGTTATTATACCCCCAGCACCAAGCCTTACCATTTTTATCTAGGGCGGCGCAGTTATTACTACCAGCTACTATTTTGCAGAATGTTTTGGTAGCCCCAAGAACGGCAACTGGGGTTCTGCGGCTTGTTATCGAATTATTCCCTAACTGACCATATGCATTAGTACCCCAAGACCAAACTTTTCTATTTTTATCTAAACCGATACTAAACATCGCATAAGGACAGGTTGATATTTGACAGAATGTTTTGGTAGTACCTAGAACGGCAACTGGGATTAATCTACTTGTTATCGAATTATCGCCTAACTGCCCAGAACCATTAAACCCCCAGCTCCAAGCCTTACCATTTTTATCTAGGGCTAAGGAAAAAGCATCGCCACCAGATATTTGGCAGAATGTTTTGGTAGTACCTAGAACGGCAACTGGGGTTAATCTACTTGTCATCGAATTATTCCCTAACTGTCCCCGAAGATTAAACCCCCAGCTCCAAGCCTTACCATTATTATCTATGGCTAAGGAATGACCATTACTACCTGCAATACAACAAAAATTATGTGACCCGCAAACCATTAACGGTGAAAAATTTTTAGCTATAGCGGTATTATTGCCAAGCATACCATACCTACCGTCCGCCATAGCCCATAAAATACCATCATTTTTAAGCCCAAAAAGTGTTCTATAGCGGCAGTTCAAAATATTGAAAGTGTGCGAATAAAATCCTAGGGTTGGTATAATATTACCCATATTAAGACCTAAATTATTAATAGACCCCCAGCTCCAAGCTTTACCATTTTTATCAATGGCTAAGGAATGATATTGACCGCACACTATTTGGCAAAACGTATGGTTTCCATATACGGCAATAGGGGTTGATTGGTTTGTTACCGAATTATTCCCTAGTATACCATAATAATTATACCCCCAGCTCCAAGCCTTACCATTTTTATCTATGGCTAAAGAATGAGATTGACCGCCAGATATTTTGCAGAATGTTTTTGTGGCTCCAAGAATTGCAACTGGGGTTCGTTGGCTTACTATACTATTATTCCCTAGTATACCATATGCATTATACCCCCAGCCCCAAGCCCTACCGTTTTTATCTAGGGCTAAGGAATGGTAACTACCCCCAGATATTTGGCAGAATGTTTTTGTTGCACCAAGAACAGCAACTGGGGTTCTGCGGCTTGTTACCGAATTATCCCCTAACTGACCATATGCATTATACCCCCAGCCCCAAGCCCTACCGTTTTTATCTAGGGCTAAGGAATGAGATTGACCGCCAGATATTTGACAGAATGTTTTTGCTGCGCCAAGAACTGCAACTGGGGTTCGTTGGCTTACTATACTATTATCCCCTAATCGCCCATTAGCATTATACCCCCAGCCCCAAGCCCTACCGTTTTTATCTAGGGCTAAGGAATGGTAACTACCCCCAGATATTTGGCAGAATGTTTTTGCTGCGCCAAGAACTGCAACTGGGGTTGATCTATTTGTTACCGAATTATCCCCTAGCTGACCATAACTATTAAAACCCCACCCCCAAACCTTTCCGTTTTTATCTATGGCTAAGGAATGGTTACCACTCCCAGATATTTTGCAGAATGTTTTTGTTGCACCTTGAACTGCAACGGGGGTTAGTTTGCTTACTATACTATTATCCCCTAACTGACCATATGCATTATACCCCCACCCCCAAACCGACCCATCCGTTTTAATATACCCATATTTATACAATATATTAAGCTGTGCCAAAACAAGCAAATATAATTTATACCTACTACCCGATATGGGTGTTGGGTTTAAAGTTAATTTATTTGAAAGCGTAATGGGTATTATTGGATTACTCATACGGAATAAACATTTATTATAAATACCGATTAGATACACATAAAAACCGAAAAATAAATCTAAAATGAATTAAATATATATGGATATTGGCGTTAAATAGTTAATAGGCGTGGCTAACTGATAGCTCTGGTTATCCCCCCACCCCCAATTTTTACCATTTTTATCGATAGCTATAATTGAAAAAATGGAGTTATATATACTACAAAATGTATGGTTTCCACATACGGCAATAGGGGTTGATTGAGCTATTTGAGAATTATCCCCTAACTGACCAAGGTTATTATACCCCCATCCCCATGCCTTTCCGTTTTTATCTATTGCTAAGGAATACGATCCAACCGCAAGTATATGACAAAACGTATGGTTCCCATAAACAGCCACTGGGGTTGATTTACTAAATTTCGAATTATTTCCCAGACCACCATATTGATTATACCCCCACCCCCAAGCCTTTCCGTTTTTATCTAGGGCTAAGGATTGAGAAACCCCACCCGATATTTGGCAAAACGTATGATTTCCGCAAACTGCAACGGGGGTTAGTTTACTTGTTATCGAATTATCGCCTAGTTCACCATAATAATTGCCCCCCCAGCTCCAAGCTTTTCCATTATAATCTAGGGCTAAGGAATGGCTATAGCTGCTCTCTATTTGGCAGAATGTGTGTGCACCAAGAACGGCAACTGGGGTTGATTCTTGTGTAGTAGAATTATTTCCTAGCTGACCCCCATAATTATACCCCCACCCCCAAGCCTTTCCGTTATAATCTATGGCTAAGGAATGGTTATTACCCCCAGATATTTTGCAGAATGTGTGGCTTCCACACACGGCAACTGGGGTTGATTGAGCTGTTTGGGTATTATCCCCTAAATTACCATAAGCATTATACCCCCAACCCCAAGCCTTTCCGTTATAATCTAGGGCTAAGGAATGGTTATTACCCCCAGATATTTGACAGAATGTGTGGCTTCCACACACGGCGACTGGGGTTGATTGACCTATATTAGTATTATTCCCTAACTGCCCATAATTATTATACCCCCAGCCCCACGCTTTTCCGTTTTGGTCTATAGATAAGGAGTACGTGTTACGAGTATTAGCTATTTGAGAAAATGTATGATTTTCTATTATTTTAAAGGGCAACATTAAATTTATATTTATACCAAGGTTACCATAACTATTATATCCCCACCCCCAAGCTTTACCGTTTTTATCTATGGCTAAAGAATGAGTTTGACCACCCGCTATTCGGCAGAATGTTTTTGATCCGTACACGGCAACTGGGGTTGATTGGTTTATTAACGAATTATCCCCTAACTGCCCATAATTATTATACCCCCAGCTCCAAGCTTTTCCATTATAATCTAGGGCTAGGGAGTAAAAATACCCACCCGATATTTGACAGAATGTGTGATTTCCGCACACGGCAACTGGGGTTGATTGGTTTGTTACCGAATTATCCCCTAAATTACCAGCGTTATTACTCCCCCAACCCCAAGCTTTACCGTTCTTATCGACAGCTAAAGAGTGGGCATACCCTGCCGATATTTGACAGAATGTTTTGGTAGTACCTAGAACTGCAACTGGGGTTGATCTACTTGTTACCGAATTATCCCCTAGCTGACCCTGACTATTATACCCCCAGCCCCAAACCTTTCCATTATAATCCAGGGCTAGGGAGTAAAAATACCCACCCTCAATTTGGCAGAATGTGCGATTTCCGCAAACGGCGACTGGGGTTGATTGGTTTGTTACCGAATTATCCCCTAAATTACCATAAGCATTATACCCCCAGCTCCAAGCTTTTCCATTATAATCCAGAGCTAAGGAATGAGTATAGCCGACATCTATTTGACAGAATGTGTGGCTTCCACACACGGCAACTGGGGTTAGTTGGCTTATATTAGTATTATCCCCTAACTGACCAGTGTTATTATACCCCCACCCCCAAGCCTTTCCATTATAATCCATAGCTAAGGAATGAGATTGACCGCCTGATATTTGACAGAATGTGTGATTTCCGCAAACGGCAACGGGCGAATATCTGTTTATTTTAGAGTTATCCCCTAACTGCCCAACGTTATTATACCCCCAGCTCCAAGCCTGCCCGTTTTGTTTAATAATGGCGTTATATATTAATATGTTTGTGAGGTGATTGGATAAATATATAGTACGGGTATCCCCAGATATTGGCGTGTTAGCGTAAATTATTTTTTTTAGACTATTAAATGTTATATGTTTAATACTCATAACGTATTATTGTTTTATATAAATACCGTTAATACGTATAAAGATGTGAAAATAAATGAATTTTAGATACAAACAGCTACTGGCGTACATTTATTCGCGGAACCACTAAATCTTGCATCACTGTTATACCCCCAGTTCCAAACTTTTCCATTATAATCTACGGCTAAAGAATAAGAAGTACCTGCCGTTATTTTACAGAATGTGTGTGTACCAAACACGGCAACTGGAGTTAAATTATTAGAATCAAAACCACCAGACTGCCCATAATTATTATCCCCCCAACCCCAAGCCTGACCATTATAATCTAGGGCTAAGGAATGGCTATAGCTGCCCGATATTTGACAGAATGTGTGATTTCCGCAAACGGCAACGGGGGTTCGTTGGCTTGTTACCGAATTATCCCCTAACTGCCCAACGTTATTATACCCCCAGCTCCAAACCTTACCATTTTTATCTAGGGCTAAGGAATGAGTATAGCCGACATCTATTTTACAAAATACGTTTGACCCATATACAGCAACTGGAGTTCTGCGGCTTGTTACCGAATTATCCCCTAACTGCCCATAATAATTTAACCCCCAGCTCCAAGCTTTACCATTTTTATCTAGGGCTAAGGAATAAAATTGACCGCCAGATATTTGACAGAATATTTTTGCCACGCCAAGAACGGCAACTGGAGTTCTGCGGCTTGTTACCGAATTATCCCCTAAATTACCGTAATTATTCCACCCCCAGCTCCAAGCCTTACCATTTTTATCTAGGGCTAAGGAAAACCTTTCGTTAGCCGATATTTGGCAGAATGTTTTGGTAGTACCTAGAACTGCAACGGGGGTTAATCTTTGAGTCGTCGAATTATCTCCTAGCTGACCATATGCATTAATCCCCCAACCCCAAGCCTTTCCATTATAATCTAGGGCTAAAGAGTGGGCATACCCTGCCGATATTTGACAGAATGTGCGATTTCCGCAAACGGCGACTGGGGTTGACTTGTTAACTATGGAATTATCCCCTAAATTACCATTAGTATTATACCCCCAGCTCCAAGCCTTACCATTTTTATCTAGGGCTAAGGAATGCTGATTATAAGTAGAAATTTTACAAAATATACTATTACCATAAATATCTACTGGATGAAGGACAATCCAATTATTACCTAGCTGACTATATGCATTATACCCCCAGCCCCAAACCCTACCGTTTTTATCAATGGATAAAGAATATAGTTGGCTGACATGTATTTGGCAGAATGTGTGGCTTCCACACACGGCGACTGGGGTTGATTGACCTATATTAGTATTATCCCCTAACTGACCAAAAATATTATATCCCCAACCCCAAGCTTTTCCGTTATAATCTAGGGCTAAGGAATGGGCATAGCCACCAGATATTTGGCAGAATGTGTGGCTTCCACACACGGCAACTGGGGTTGATTGGTTTACGCCTGATTCGTTATTCCCTAGCTGACCATAATAATTATATCCCCAACCCCAAACCTTTCCGTTATAATCGAGGGCTAAGGAATGGGCATAGCCACCAGATATTTGGCAGAATGTTTTTGATCCGTACACGGCAACTGGGGTTAATCTTTGAGTCGTCGAATTATCCCCTAGCTGACCAATACCGTTACCCCCCCACCCCCAAACCTTTCCATTATAATCCAGAGCTAAGGAATGGTAATAACCCCCAGATATTTGGCAGAATGTGTGTGTGCCACACACGGCAACTGGGGTTCTGCGGCTTGTTAGCAGCGAATTATCCCCTAACTGACCATAACTATTATTACCCCAGCTCCAAGCCTTTCCATTATAATCTAGGGATAAAGAAAAAGTATCGCCGCCAGATATTTGGCAGAATGTGTGGCTTCCACACACGGCAACTGGGGTTCTGCGGCTTGTTACCGAATTATCTCCTAGCTGACTATATGCATTATACCCCCAGCTCCAAGCCTTTCCATTATAATCTAGGGATAAAGAATGAGTTTGACACCCAGATATTTGACAGAATGTGTGGTTTCCACATACGGCAACTGGGGTTAATCTTTGAACTACCGAATTATCTCCTAACTGCCCATAATTATTATACCCCCACCCCCAAGCTTTTCCGCTTGTTCCAATATATCCATAGGCGTATAAAACATTTGGTACGTTGTATTGTGTATAAATAAAGCGTCTTTTCATTATCTATACATTTTAATTGTCACAAATAATCTGGTTGCTGTAGGCGTCCCTATTATATATAAGGATAATCTATCAGACACGCTTACCCTGTTTTCAGAAATTGCGTTATAGGATGCTATAGATGTGTTAGCTGTAACGGATGAAAGACCAGTTATATATGTGGTATTTATTTTAAACCCAACATCAGCAGTACCAGTGTCAGTTCTTACTGTTACCGATATAACATCATAAGAATACCACGCATAATCATCTATAACAATAGTATTTTCACCAATTAATGTTAAACTGGCACTTATTTCTTCTATTAAATTACTCCAACTTGCAACACCAACATCGTTTGAAATTAAAAATCTATTAGTTCCTTGGTTTCCATCTATATATGCAAAATAGCCAGAACCTACCTCTAAATTAGGTGTATACAAAGTATTATTACCGTCGTCATAATAAAGACCGAAAGACGTATCTAACCCTGAACTACCGTCGATACCACTAAACCCACTATAGCCAGAATAGCCTGAAATTCCTGAGTAACCGCTATAGCCAGAATAGCCTGAAATTCCCGAGTAACCGCTGTAGCCAGAATAGCCTGAAATACCAGAATAACCGCTGAAGCCGCTGTAGCCACTTGTCCCAAGTAACGTAGAAGATGCAGCCCAGTAACCAGACAAACCATCATTTGTTAAAACCTGACCGCTATAACCAGAAACGCCTTCTGGTAATATAGTATATTGCGCCGTTGTAAGGTGAACATAGTCATTTAATGCGCCGCCCTGTAAACCAGCCAGCGAGTTATGTGAAGCAGTCGCTGTAACCGTGGTGCTAATAATATTGGACGTGATTCTTGCAACCCTATTAAGTACGCAACGACCTTTAACACTATTAAGTATTCCAGTTGTGTTCCACGTTAGCTGATATACTGCTACAGCCTCTGCAAACGGGAATCCAGTCATATCAAACGACCCAAAACTTTCTCCGTATGCTAATGCGGCTGTGGTAAACGCCGCACGACCAGTAACAATACTGAAACGGAAGGCGCCGTTTGTAACTGTATTATCGGGCTCATTATTATTTACAGAGTTTGTTAGTATTATATATGTGTTAACAAAACGATTATTTACGGTCGCCGTCATCACACCGTTTAAATCGTACAATATATATGCATATGGGTTTGTTCCAGTATACATAAACGGCATATCACTTAGCGACCAGTTCCATACTGTAGCAGATGTCCTATATACGTTATAATAAGCTGGGGTCGCACCGTCTGGATCGTTAAACTGAGCCAAATCATAAAAAATATCTTCATCCGCTATACGTGCGGTATAAATCATAAATGTTTTATTAGAATCCGCTGTACCATTAAGAACATATCCAGATACGGCACCTCCACTAAGAAATTCAGTTCCATGGCTAAAGTGTTCCAGTCTATGGGATCGTCTTGATATTAACACGGTATGCCGTTCATCCATTAAAATGAACTTAGGCGTTGCGGTGGATAACCAATATACGGAGGCAACAGATAGTTTTGTATCGTTTAAAGTCCAATATGATGTACCAACTTGGAGGGTTCCGTCAGTACTATCTATTCCTATATAATACTGGGTATTATCGGTTATACCAGTAATGGTTATAGATTTATTTCCACTAATAGTATGTTTCAAACCAGCCCTATAATATGACCAGTTTGTATTAGCTGTTAATGTAAATGTATTAATACCATCAAAAGATATCGACGTTTGACTTCTATCAACAAAACCATATTGTTGGCTATCCACAGGAAAAGCTAATGTGTCTTGTGCATACCCACTATAACCAGAAAAGCCTGAGTAACCACTAAATCCGCTTATTCCACTATAGCCCGAAATGCCAGAATAACCACTAAATCCGCTAATACCGCTATAGCCTGAGGTACCCAGAACCGCCGTCGGCGCCACCCAATGAGCTACGCCACTTGAATCAGATGATAAAATGTA